TATCCAAAGGAAGCTGAGGATATAATCAAATCAATCAAGAAGAGCAACAGTAAGACTCTTAGCTTTGTTTCGGTGTGGCAGAACGTCCAGGTAGAATTAGCTAAGCACCTTAATGGAAGCTCCATGAGAGTTCTTTGCTATATCGTTGGTAAAATGAAGTACGAAAATCTCGGCTTCGATATTACCCAAAGAGAAATATCCCAAAACCTAAATATGTCTTCAAGAACAGTCGTTAGGGCAATAAAGCAACTAGAAGAGGTTGGAGTAATAGACCATTCAACGAAGAAGAACAGAAGAATCTACACCATAAACCCTGCATACGCATGGAAAGGGTCTTTTATGAAAGTCAAGTACAGAATGAGCATCTTTAGAGAGGCAATGAAAAAGTATAAGAAGATATGGAAGACGACTTAGATTTTGACTTTGACTTCGAATACGAGAAATTCGTGAATACAGATGAGTGGATGCCTAATCATAAGCCACTCGAATATCCTAAGTCATTTATCAGATGGATTAACAGCATGAACAAAGGTTGGAGAAACATGATTTCCTATAAACCCTTTGAATTATACGTTAAACAAGCTAATCAGTGGTTAGATCAAAACGATGACATACTCAACTATAGAACGAAGGAGGAACAGGAGGATTATATTGTTCAGGAATATAATCGGTGCAAGGAGAACACGTTATATTTCGCCAACAAGTACGGTTATCTCAAAGAAGGGTCTACCTCTGGAGGAGAGTTCAGATACAAGGCATGGAAAGCACAACAAATACTCCTATTTCTTGTCGATTGCGGATACAATGTTATGATCGGTAAAGCCCGACAAATTGGGTTTACTACAACAATGGGTCTAGCCGCAATGTCTAGGGCTTCATTCAGGAAATCATACTTCACCAAGTTTATAACACACAAAAGAGAAAAAGGTGAAGAAATATTCCGAGACAAAATCAGATGGGGATTTGGTAAGATTCCTCCTTGGCTAGTAGAAGAACCTCACAGTGATACCGCATCATCACTTGACATGAGAGGTAAGTCCAAAAAGAAAGGTCGTACCGAAGGTTCTCACTCTCGTATTCAGGTAGATACCCCTGAAGTAAACGCCATCAACGGTGGATCACCTAACCTGGTCCTGATTGATGAAATCGGACTATTCGAACTATTCGGAAAGATGATGAGGGAAGGTAGACCAACCCTATTCTTCTTTAACCCTGAATCAGGTTATCAGGAGATGAGACGACAGCTAGTATGTTGGGGTACAGGTGGTGAAATGGATAAAGGTGGAGCTGTATTCGAATCAGAATTTAAAGCCGCACTTGAAGCATGGAGAACTGAAAACTACTCATACGGCATTATCCCCCTATTCTTCGATGCATACGCACGTCAAGGGATGAGCGATGAGATGTATAAGAAGGAGAAAGCATTCTACTACTCCAAAACAGGGGTAGAAGAGGAGTCGTCTAAGGTTCAGTTCCACCAACACTACCCGATTACCCTTGAGGATATGTTCCTGCGTACAGCACGAACCATTATACCTGTAGCAAAGTGTAACGAGTATCTAAGTAAAATCTATGGACTTAAGCCCGAAGACCAACCTAGATACGGTTACTTTGAGCCGATATACAACATTGCAGAACCCACTCCTCACGGAGTATTGCCGTACAAACTAAGGGGAGCAACGTTTGTCCCTACAGAAGGAAGAGAGGACGAAAGGACTACAGCAGTCATGTTCCAAGACGTTCCAGATGGAGAAAAGTGGGAGTATAGGTGGTATCAAGGAACTGACCCCGTTAATTCGGAGACAGGTCACTCAAAGATGTCATCATCAATATGGGACGCATACACCAACACCTGCTCGTCAATGGTGTTTTGGAGAATAAGAGATTACAAGCAATGCTACCTACAATGTCTGCTACAAGGTCTGTACTACGACCAACTAGGAGACGGAGGAGTGAAAGAACTGCTAGAGAGAAACATTGGTCAGCTATATTATGACTTTCAAGATCAGGCCGGATTCTCAAGAAGACTGACCGCCAACTCCGTTTTACCTCCTTTCCTTCAAACTCCTACATCAGGTTGGTGGGGAATATCCAACAAAACGAATACAGCAGGACACATCTCAAATAAGATTATCGAAATGATCGATGCGTATGCCGCTAATATATACATCCCTTGGTTTTTTGAGCAGCTAAAAACGTTCATAGAAAAAGACCTTAAGGGAGGTCAGTCTCACAGGCAGACTAGGTTTCAAGCGGCAGATTTGAAGTATGATTATGATGATGGTATCTTTTCTATGGTATTTGCGTATATCAACGCACAGGCTCACAGTAGGTTCGAACCTCGAAGAGTCGATGTAGCTGAACAGAAAACTAGGCAGATAAAGTTTATCCAAAATGAGCAGACTCAATGGAAGCTGAGGCTTGCAGAAGTCAGTCCTAATGGTAAAATTATTAGGTACATAAAAAACTGATGAAAAAAAACTATATTTGCTAAGAGTATATTTTATAACCAGTTATGCTGTATGTGAAAGCATACTGAGTCAGTTTTGACTCTGCATAACAGAAATGAAACAAAATGGCACAAAAACCAAATGACGGAGCTGTATTGAATGTGATTCAGGCCGCTGCCGCAGACGTAGTTATCTCAGGAGGTAAGCTACAGTTGAACGATGGATCAGTTGATCTATTGTCAGATGCTCTTAAGATTGCTGATGGTACATCTGTAGTTAAAACTGCTTACACAGCAGGGACGGCTCAAGTTGGATCAGTTGATTTCGCAACAGCTACTTTAGCGGCTAACTCTCAGTATAGAGTTGCAGTTGAGTTCGCTGACTTAAGAGATGTAAACTTCAACAACGTTCAGGTGAAGGAAGATGGAGGTAGATCAGAAGCAAACGAACTTGTTAGAGTACGTGAGTACATCGTGTGGACAGGATCAGTTGCTCCAACTGCTGCTCAACTTAAGGATTTATTCATCGCTCGTATCAATGGAGATAACGGAGCAAGAGTTACTGCCTCTGATGGTGGTGCTGGTGTTCTTACGTTAACTCAGAACGATGTGACTGATGGAGCGTTTGTTGTTACTGCTTCTGACGGAGGTACAGTAGCTACTCCAACTCCTTATGTAGCGCCAGCAGGAACTCCTGCTTTAGTTGATGCTGACTTCCCAGGGGCGTCTAGTCCAACGGGTGAGTACACAACTTGGCAAATCAACTACATTGATTTCAGAAGAAGCAACGCTGTTAGCGGTGGTATTCTAGGATACCCTGAGTTCATCAGAATTTTTGCTGATGAAGGTGCGACTAACTTCGCAGCTTTTGAAACTGAGTTGGATGCGGTTCTTGACGGAACTCACACGCCATCGTCTGACTACTTAGGAATATAAGCAGTTAATTGATTACGGGAGGCTTCGGTCTCCCTCTTCTATTAATTCAATTTTTAAGATATGGCTGGTTATACAAGCAAAAAAGCAGGTAAGTATCTAGTAAAAGCCAATAAGGCTTCTAAAAAGACTGCTGGACATTTTGGTAAAAAAGGTGGTTCTTCTGATGTAAAGAAAATCGCAGGAATGGGTTATTCAAAAAAATAGCGATATGCCAAAGTTAGTAGTAAATAACGGAGACGGAACTAAGAAATCTAAGAGGCAGGCCGCTAGGAAGGCAACTCAAGAGAGAAAGGAAATGGTTAAGGGTTCTAAGAAAAAGGCAATGAAGGCCGGTGGAGCAGCTAAAAGAGGTAAGAAGATTAAAGCTGTTAGAGTAGTGAGAGCGCCTAAGATGTAGGCATTTGATGTAAATTGATGAGTGAAGTAGATTCTTTATTTGAGCCGAATGGTCATAACGACATGAGGATTGATTATCCCGAACTTGCGGAAGTCGAAGAGTTCGAGATACTTAGTTCTACAGAGGTTCGTTTGTGTTGGCTTATAGGGAATCGTACAAGCCCACTCGCCAAGAAAAAAAAGGCCGCTAGAGTTAAGGCGGCATTAGAACAGTCCTATAAGGGAGCTTCAAGGAAGCGTAAAGATTATACGGACATGATGGAGGGTAAGTTCCCTCACAAGATATTAGTAGGGATTGAGAAGATGGCTTCTTATAATCCCTCTTACAGATTAAAGGCCAAGTTGCTCGATGAGTATATGTTCGATCAGATTCAAAACCTGGTCATGAAATCTGAAGACAAGGTGCTATCTATGGACATTGACGATGAAAAGAAGTACACGTCAATGATGCTTGAAGTATCCTCAAAGATGCCTGAGATGATTAAAAGAATGGAATCAGGGTACGGTGTTAAGAAGAAGAAGATTAAAGACGAAGTGAAGGTCATGAGTTCCGTTAAAGAAGTAAGAGAACGACTAGACTAAAATTGATTCAGAATGCCCTTATTTGTAAACTCAAGCACACAAAGACCTAAGAGGTTAGGCGAAAAGAAGGACAGGGAATACCATTTGAAGTATGCTAGATGGACACTTCAATCTATGAACCATCCTCTGCATAGAAACTTTGTCACTAAAACTCTTACTAATTGGTCATTTTACAAAGGAGGAGAAGGCCAATGGATATTCGATGAAGACTTAGAAGGATTTTTCTTAGACGAATCAGGAGACGTTAGAAACCGATTAAAAATTGCCAAGAACTTAATCAGACCTATGGTTGAGCAATATGTCGGTAATGCAGTAAGACTATCGTTCAACGCAAAGGCAAGAGCAACGTCTGATTTCGCTATAAACAGAAGAGATGAGGAGTTAGCTCGGATGATGTTCTACCATCATGCGTCTCAAGCTATCCCTGAAATGGCTGATGCTATTAAAGATAGATTGCCAATAGGGGAAACCGAATTAGAAACCGAAGAGATATTTGAAAACACCTGGGTTGATAATCATGAAGATGATATAAACAACCTAATCAAGTTTGTGGTAATGGATATTGAGATGGATGAAATCAAAGTCCAAATCACCAAGCACAAAGCAATTTCAGGTCTAGGTTTATACAAGGGATACGAGCAGAACGGAAGGTATTTAGCTTCATGGGTTGACCCCTTATTCTTCTTTTGGGATTTATCAGCGAGACGACCTGATTTAAGGGATTCTGAATACATGGGTGAGTGGTATTACTTGGACGCTCCATCTATTTTTGAGAGATTCCAAGAACTTACAAAGGAAGAGCGAGAAGCTATTGAAAGATACTCTGTTAACCAGAGTATTGACATACATAGAATGGTTCATAACTACCACACTGTATCAGGAGATAAGATTCCTGTTTACGAGGTGTATTGGAAGGATATGGAGGAGCATGAGTATGGATATGTTGAAGACCCATATGGCTACCCTTATTTTACTAGGATAAACCACCCTAGTTGTGACTACACGGATGAAGACCTTGTAGAACCGCCTACTAAGATGAACAAGGCGCTTAAAAAAGGTCAGAAGAAGGCTAAGATTTATGTTGATGTTCTTAGGTATTGCATCTTCACCCCTAAAGAAGAGATTGGCGTTGCTAGATCTGAAGATATTGTCTACGAATATGGAGAAGTAGAATATCAGGAAAAGCAAGCACTTGACCCATCTAATGTGGAGTTCCCCTACAAGGCTTACTGTTGGTCTTACGACAAAGGTGAGGTCTTGTCTCCACTAGATGACGCTATTCAGCCTCAGAGATTTATCAATAGGTTGTTATCTGTAGCGGAATCTCATATCAATAACTCAAGAGGATCAGGTACAGTTATCTCTAAAGATGCTGTCGATCCTAGAGATGGTGAAGAGACCCTTATGAGAAACATCAACAAATCTAAGCCGATATTCGTTGATACAACTAGGTCCGGTAGCGTCCAAAACGCTGTTGGAACTTATGGTGCTACCATAGGCCAAGGTACTATGGCTATATTCGACATCATAGGAAATATGCAGGTTGCAATGCAGGATATGACAGGTATCAACGAGGCTATGACGGGTACTCAAGGAGGTAAAGACGCTCTAGTTGGTGTTATTGAATCTCAGATACAGAGAGGTTCTATTGTTCAAGAGCCTTTCTATCATGGACTTACTTCTATTCTTAAGCAAGCGTTCCAACACATTGCTACTGTAGGTAAGAGAGTATATGCTGAGAATCCTAGAAGACTTGCTATCATGACAGGTGATGGTGGTATGCATAATATCATCATGACTAAGGATACGGAGTTAGAAGAGCATAAAATATTTATCGAGAGGTCTGAAGATGAGACTACAGCTATTCAGAATGGTAATAGCTTGTTATTCACATTGATGCAGGCTGGAATGATCGATCAAGCGAGATTCGCTAATCTTTTTAACAGGGCTGATGCAGATGATATTGCTCGTTCGATGAGAGAATATCAGAAGGAACTCCTTGAAGCTACTAAGATTAGAGATAATAACCAGGCTCAGCAATTACAGGCTCAGCAACAGCAAATGGCTATGCTACAGAGAGAGCAAGCTGCTCAACAGCAAGCGATGATGGATCGAGAGGATAACAACCTCAGATTGGATAGAGATGCTGAATTAGAGAGAACCCTGGTTAAAGAAGAAG